CTAACACTCTGCCCAAACGCGCCCTAACGCCCCCCTAACGCCCCCTCAAACACACCTATATATAAATATATACAGGGCGCGGCCTTATGGCCCCGCGCCCCTTGTATGAATGGACCAACCTATGATGTGGATAAGTATCCGCCCACCTCACCACTACATACGTTAAGTACATTGCACTACGCCACACTCCGACAATTCCCTTAAATTACATATACATATCCGCACATGACCCATTGTTCCTTATGTGTTCCTGCGATATACATTGGGCATGGGCGGCACATTTCATCAGTTCTCCGCACGGATACTTGATACGCATGGCAGCGATGTGGTTCTATCGCGCACTGTCACGGGCACATATGATCCCGCGACTGGCACGATCCCAACCACGACAGTCACCGAGACGCTCAAGTTCATTGCCACGGCAGCCGATAGCGATCTGCTAGCCGCCAACCTGATACATGCCAGTGACCTCACCGGTATGTTGCAGCCCCCCGGTGAGGTGTTGGGTGCCCCCCATTCCACCGACACCATTTCTGCCGGGGGGCTCACCTATACGGTGTTGGACGTGCGACCTGTGCAGCGCATCGTGGGCGACGTGGTGCATTACGTGGTGCACGCAAGAGCATGACGGCAGACCAGCCCAAGCGCGGGCGAGGAAGGCCACGCAAGACCTCTGAAATGGTCCCAATGCCCCCACCACGGGGGGAGGGTTCGTACGCGGAGCGGGGCTGTCGGATTCTCTCTCCCGAAAATTCCGGGGGGAAAATGACCCCTGAAACGGTGATTGAGTACCTGCAAACGCTGCGGGTGCCGGAGGGGCCGAAGGCTGGCGAGCCTCTGCAACTGGCCGAATATCAGCGCGAGTTCATTCGCGGGGCGATGGCACCGGGTGTCATGGTCGGCGTGCTGTCGATCGGGCGCGGCAATGCGAAGACCGCCCTTGCTGCTGGCATTGCCCTGGGCAGCGTGATGGGCGTCTGGGATACGCAGCCCCGGCGTGAAATCCTGATAGCTGCACGCAACCGTGACCAGGCGAAGACGGCGTTTCAATTCGTGGTCGGGTTCATCGATGGCCTGCCCGAAGCTGAGCAAGACCTGTTCATCATTCGGCGCGGCTCGAAACTGGAAGTCGAATATACCGAACGGGGCGGCGGCCTGATCCGGGTTATTCCGGCTGATGGCAAATCGATCCTAGGCGGTGCTCCGACGCTGGCCATCCTTGACGAACGCGCGGCATGGGAACGCGACAAGGGCGACAATCTGGAAAACGCCATCCTGTCGGGCCTCGGCAAGCGCGATGGCAAGGCGCTGATCATCAGCACCTCGGCACCGGACGACGCCAACACCTTCTCCCGCTGGCTGGATGAGCCCCCGCCGGGTTCCTACGTGCAGGAGCATCGCCCCGCCTTTGGCCTGCCCGCTGACGATCTGCCTTCCCTGCTGGTGGCCAATCCGGGCGCAAGCGAGGGCATCGGTGCATCGGCTGAATGGCTGGTGGCACAGGCACGGCGCGCCATCGCTCGCGGCGGCTCTGCCCTGTCCAGCTTCCGCAACCTCAATCGCAACGAGCGTGTTTCCAGCGAAGACCGTTCGGTGCTGGTTACGGTCGACGAATGGCTGAGCGCAGAAGTCTCACCAGATGATCTGCCAGCCCGTGACGGCCCCTGCATCCTCGGTGTTGATCTGGGCGGCTCCCGTTCGATGAGTGCGGCGGCGTTCTACTGGCCTGAAACTGGCCGTCTTGAGGCGCTGGGCACCTTCTCCACCTCCCCCTCCCTTGCTGATCGCGGTGCGTCCGATGGCGTATCGGGCCGCTATGTCGAGATGCAGGAACGCGGCGAACTGTCCGTGCTGGGCGATGCGACGGTACCTCCCGGCCCTTGGCTGGCTGACATTGTGCGCAGGCTCGATGGCATCAACCCGGTGTGCATTGTGGGCGACCGCTTCCGCCATGCTGAGTTTGTCGAGGCGCTGGCGAAGGCCAATCTGCGCGCGCCGTTCATCTGGCGCGGGTTCGGATGGAAGGACGGCGCGGAGGATATCGAGCGGTTCCGCCGTGCACTGTTCGACGGGCAGGTGAAAGTCGTTCCCTCGCTGCTGCTGCGCTCGGCCTTCTCCGAGGCAATCACGCTGGTAGATCCTGCGGGCAATCACAAGCTGGCCAAAGCGCGTTCGCTGGGCCGGATCGATGCGGCGGCGGCAACGGTGCTGGCAGTGGCAGAAGGCGCGCGGCGCATGGCCACCCCAGCCAGAACGGCACGGTTCGCATGGTCATGAAATACCCCCGCTCAGGCACCGCGATCTATCGCACCCCGCAATGGAAGTCCGTCCGGTTCCTGGCGAAGCGGCGCGACGGATGGAAGTGCGTCCTGTGTGGCGCGAAAGGCCGCCTTGAGGTGGATCATATCCAGCCCATCCGTGACGGCGGCGCGCCTTACGACCTCACCAATCTGCAATCACTCTGCCCCAAGTGCCACTCCCGCAAGACGCGGATCGAGGTGGGCTTGGCTGAAATAAGCCCCGCGCGTGCAGCGTGGAAATCTCTCCTCTCGCAAATGGAAAAGACCAATGCTTGAATCCACCAAAATCTCCCGCCGTCAGTCGGAAATTCGCCAGTCGCTCGCCACTCTGGCAGGCAAGGAAGCGCCCACCGAGGACGAAACCCGCTCGATGGAAACATTGGATAGCGAGTATCGCACCAACGAAACCCGCTATCGGGCAGCCCTGATTGCTGAGGACGGCGAACGGCGCGAAGCCGGGGCTGAACTGGAAACCCGCTCCGACCGTGAATTTGCCGATCTGGTGGCAGGCTTTGAACTGCGCCAGGCGGTATTTGCGCTCGACGAGGGCCGCTCACTCTCCGGCAAGACCGCTGAGGTAGTGCAGGAACTGCGCAGCGCTGGCGGCTATCGCGGTGTTCCCGTTCCGCTCATGGCGCTGGAAGTGCGCGCCGGCGAAACGATTGCCAGCGGCACCCCCGATCCGATCCAGACGCGCCCGATTATCGATCGCCTGTTCCCGTCCAGCGTGGCGGCTCAGATGGGCGCTCAGTTAATCCAGATTGGCACCGGGGCAACCGAATGGCCGGTGACGACTTCTGCCGTAACGGCGGGCTGGGCAAATGGTGAACTTGCCAACGTCGCAGGCCCTACCGCCTATGCGACAACGGACAAGGCACTCAAGCCTGAGCAGCACCTGGGCATTCACATGCGGGTAAGCCGTAAGTCCCTGCTGCAATCCGGGGATGCTCTGGAACAAGCAATCCGGCGTGACATGAATGGCACAATGGCCGCCGAACTCGACAAAGCAATTTTCCTCGGCACAGGCTCGACCGGACAGCCGCTCGGCATCATCCCCGGCGTAGCGACGTACGGCATCACCTCCACAGATGCTGGCGGTCCTGCTTCGTGGGCAGCTCTCCGCGCTGCGGTCGTCCGGTTCATGACGGCAAATGTCGCGTCGGGCCCCGGTGGGGTGAAAGCACTGGTGCGCCCCGAACTGTGGGACGTGATGGATGCTATCGAGGCGTTCGCAGGCACCGGCGTCACCGAATGGGACCGCTTCGTTAAAAACATTCCCGCTCCGACCATGACCACGAATGCTCTTGCGGCTCCGTCAGGCACCCCGAAGGAAACTCAGGTACTGCTGAGCACCAGTGCAGGCGGCGTTGCCCCTGTATTCGTGGGCCTGTGGGGTGCGGTCGATCTGATCCGCGATCCGTTCAGCGATGCTCAATCGGGCGGCCTGCGTCTCACGGCACTGACCACGGCAGACGTGACCGTAGCTCGTGGTGCGCAGCTCGAACTGATTACGGGCCTTGAGCTGGAAGAGGCTCCCTAATGACCGCCCCCGTCTTTAGTGGTGGGTTGGAACTGAGGGCGGCGGGTGATGGCACCCGTCGCCTCAAGGGCCGGTTCCCGTACAAGAAACGCGCAGTGATCGATTCAGGCGGTAACGGGCGCAGGCCGAAGAAAGAGGAGTTTGCCCCTAAGGCATTCTCCTACGCGGTGAACGAACCTGACCGGGAAATTCACCTGCTGGTCGGCCATTCGTTCGATAAGCCGCTGGCGTCCAAGAATGCGGGCACACTGATCCTGCAAGACACAGATGCGGCATTGGACTTTGAGGCGATACTGACGCCCGATATTCAGCGCACGTCCTGGGCGATGGATTTCATCGCAGCCTTCGCCGCTGGCCTGATCAACGGCATCAGCCCCGGCTTCCGCGTACCTCCCCCCGAGGCTGTGGATAAGGCTGAGGAAACTTCTGAGGAAAACCCCGCCGAAGGCAACGCACTGATCCGCACGATCTTTGCCGCGGTGCTGTTCGAGCTGAGCATGGTGACGCGTCCTGCCTACGGGGAAACCGAGGCGGACCTGCGCAACTTCCAGTTCGATCCTGTGCCGCGCAACGGCATCATCCATCCCTTGAACAGGTGGCGACTATGAACCTCACTCTCCAACAAATCGAAGGCTTGCCTGCGTCATACCCGGAAGTCGGCGGCGGGATCGCCAGTGATGATGCGGCGGTCGCCTGGCAGCGTGTCGAGCGCTATATCAAGGTCCGCTTCATGCCGCGCGAAATCGTGTGGATCGTCCAGGGCGATACCGGGGAAGTGTGGTATCCACCTGTCGGGCCCGTGACCGCGATTGCGGGTGAGTTTGCCGATGGCGCGATGCCGTTCACCCTTACACCATGCGGAACCGGATACCGGCTTCCCTGTGGGCTGGTGAAGTTGACGGCAACGGTTGGCGCTGGCCCCATCCCGCTCGGCGTTACCAACGCCGTGAGCCGCCTTGCTCACTTTTACGCTGCTGACATGCCAGTCACCGGCGGCGTCCGCTCGTATTCCCTCAGCGTTGGCGATATGTCCGAAAGTATAACGCTTTCGCCTGATCGGCTTGCCAAAGCCATGCAGAACAGCGGTGCTGCTGATCTTCTGCGCGGCTACCGGAGTCCAACGCCGTGGCTTGGCTGACCCGCCTTTTCGGCAAGCGTGAAACCCGCTCAGCGTCGGGCGGTGGTTATACGTCCCAAATCATGGCAGCCCGCCAAGCCTATATCGCTGGGCGCTCTGGCCTCGGTGAACTGACATCGACGGTGCAAACCTGCGTGACGCTGTGGGAAGCCGGCATGACGCTGGCGGACGTGCAAGGCACCGATCTGCTAACCCGGTTCGATATGGGCGTTGCTGCCCGCTCTCTGGCGCTCAGGGGCGAAGCGGTGTTCCTGATCCGTGACCGGCTTATTCCGATCATCGATTGGGATCTCAGCACCCGTGACGGCATCCCCCGTGCCTATCGGCTAACTGTCCCCGAAGTCGGCGGCGGACGATCTGAAACCGCACTGGCGGCTGAGGTGCTGCATTTCAGGCTGGCCCCTGATCCAGGTGCGCCTTGGGCTGGGCAAGCTCCCCTTCGCCGCTCGCAGCTCACGGCAAGCCTTCTTCACACGCTCGAAAGCGCGCTGGCTGAGGTATATGAAAATGCACCGCTCGGCAGTCAGGTTGTCCCCTTCCCCGAAAGTCAGGACGTTGACCTTGAGGTGCTGGGCCATGGCTTTCGCGGTCGGCGCGGCCGGGTGATGCTTCGCGAATCGGTGAACGTCACGGCGGGCGGTGGCCCTGCCCCGCAACAGGACTGGCGCCCTCAGAGCGTTACGCCGGATCTACAGGGCAGCATGGCCGTGCAATCGCTCACAGAGGCGCGTGGGGCGATCTACGCAGCCTTTGGCGTCCTGCCCGCCATGTTTGCCGGAAACGCTCAGGGACCGCTTGTGCGGGAAGCGCAGAGGCATCTGGCGCAGTGGGTGCTGCAACCCATCGCTCAGGTGATGGCAGAGGAAATCACTGCCAAGCTGGCAAGCCCTGTCACAATCGACGTGGTGCGGCCTGCACAGGCATTTGATGCTGGCGGTAGAGCGCGGGCGTTCGGCGCGATGGTCCAGGCGCTCACACAGGCAAAGGAAGCCGGGCTTGATCCGCAAGCGATTGAGGACGCGCTGAGCTTTATCGATTG